TTGCAGTCCAGCGGCAAGATTACAGATCAAGCCTACATGAAACGCTGGCTCAATGACCCCGACAACAGATTCTTCAGAACACGACCAGGACAAGTATGACAATTATTGCGGTTTGCACTCCAGCGCGGGACATGGTTCACACCCAGTACGCCTATTGCTTGGTCAATATGGTGGCCTATCACGCCTGCAACACCGATGACCGAATTGACCTAAAAATCATGCAAGGTACGCTGATTCAGAATCAACGGGCAGAGCTGGCGCTGGACGCAATGCGCGAGGGTTGCAGCCACATCCTGTTCATTGACTCTGACATGACATTCCCGCAGGACATGATCCAGCGGCTGATGGCGCATGACCTTGACATTGTGGCGACCAACTGCGCTAGACGCAGGATGCCGACAGGACCAACTGCCAAGGTTGGCAACAAGCTAATCTACAGCACCTTGGAGGACCACGGTCTGCAGGAGGTGGACACCATTGGCATGGGCGTTATGCTGATCAAGGCAGATGTCTTCAAGAAGATGTCCGAGCCTTGGTTTGAGACTCCTTGGAGAACGGACAAGCGTGGCTACGTTGGTGAGGATGTCTTCTTCTGCCTGAAGGCTAAAGAGATTGGGTATAAAATCTACATTGATCACGATGTCTCTCGGGAAATAGGTCATGTAGGCACCTTTGAATTCCGACATGAGCACACATGGGTGGTCAAAGACCTGCAGGACAAGGAGGCATAAATGGCACTCTCCACCTACGCCGAGCTGAAGACATCAGTTGCGGATTGGCTCAATAGATCAGACCTGACAGCTGCAATTGCTGACTTTGTGACTCTTGCTGAGTCGCAAATTGAGCGCGTCCTGCGTACAAGGAATATGTTGACTCGCGGGACGGGAAACATCACCGCCGAGTACAACGCACTGCCGACAGATTTCCTTGACGGGTTGACGCTGAAGCTGACGGGAACCAACCCCATCACACCCCTCCAGTTTGAGACACTCAACAGCCTGGACCAGTTGCAAAACACTACTTACCTGTCTGCTGGCAAGCCACTTTTCTACGCCATCATCGGCAGCAATTTTCGTGTTCTTCCAGTGCCTGACAGCACCTACGCCTACGAGATTGACTACTACGCCAAGCTCGCCAAGTTGAGCGTCAGCAACACAACCAACTGGCTGTTGACTCAGGCACCAGACATCTACTTGTACGGCTCACTGCTGCAGGCTGCACCTTACTTGCAGAACGACGAGCGCATACCTGTATGGGTGGCGCTGTACACCAAGGGCATTGATGACCTACGCCTTGCTGACAACAGGTCCAATCAGGCAGGAACTATGCTTGCGCGCGCAAGAACACTAGGATAAATCATGGCAGATACCACCACCACAAACCTCTTACTGACCAAGCCAGAAGTAGGTGCCAGCACCGACACATGGGGTACTAAGGTCAACTCTGACCTTGACTTGGTGGATGCACTGTTCGCAGCGGCTGGCACAGGCACATCAGTTGGCCTGAATGTTGGAGCTGGCAAGACGCTGGCAGTTGCCGGGACGCTGACAGCTACAGGCACCACCAACCTGACATCACCAGCAGTCACCACCAGCCTCACAACGCCATCCACCACCTTTGCCTTGGTCAATGCTACGGCAACCACAGTCAACCTGGCTGGCGCAGCTACTGCCGTGAACATTGGTGCTGCCACTGGCACTGTCACTGTTAACAACACCACCTTGGCGGCGAAGGCCATCACAGCCAGCACCACGTTGGCGGTGACAGGCATCTCCACCCTGACAGGGGCAGTTGGCGCACCAGGTGGCGTGACAGGCCCAATCACTTCAAGTTCTGCAACCATCACTGGCGGCAGCATCACAGGCATCACCGACTTGGCGGTGGCTGACGGTGGGACAGGCGCATCAACAGCAGCCGCAGCACTGAACAACCTGCTGCCATCACAGACATCTGCCGCCAACAAGTATCTGCAGTCCGATGGCACCAATGCAAGCTGGGATGCAGTCACAGTCTCAACTGCCGACATCACAGGCACATTGGGTATCGGCAATGGCGGTACAGGCCAGACCAGCTTTACCAACGGTCAACTGCTGATTGGCAATAGCACAGGCAACACGCTGACACCCGCAACACTGACTGCTGGCTCTGGTGTGACCATTACCAATGGCAGCGGTGCCATTACCGTTGCCTTCTCTGGTCCAGGCGCTGGTTCAGTCACCAGCGTGGATGTATCTGGCGGCACAACAGGCTTGACCACAAGCGGTGGTCCTATCACTGGCTCTGGCACCATTACCCTGGCAGGGACATTGGCAGTAGCCAATGGCGGTACGGGAGTCGCCACCAGTACAGGCTCTGGCAGCAATGTATTGTCAACTTCACCTACCCTGGTCACGCCTTTGCTTGGAACTCCAACCAGCGGAGTTGCAACCAACCTGACAGGCTTACCTCTCACGACAGGCGTCACTGGCACACTGCCAATTGCCAATGGCGGTACAGGTCAAACCACTTTGGCAGCGGCTAATATTGCTGTAGTCAATGTTGCCAATACATTCACAGGCACCCAGACATTCAGCGGTACGTCCTCAAATCTGGCGATGATCCTGAACGACACGGCAGAGGTGGCGACAGTATCAGCAACAGCGGCTACTGGCACGATCAACTACGATGTCACCACCCAGTCTGTCCAGTATTACACCAGCAACGCATCAGCAAACTGGACTGTCAACTTTAGAGCGTCCAGCGGCACATCGTTGAACACTGCCATGACCACGGGACAGTCCGTGACTGCGGCTTTCCTTGTCACGCAAGGCGCTACGGCCTACTACAACAATGTGGTGCAAGTGGATGGCACAACAGTGACTCCCAAGTATCAAGGTGGTACAGCACCAGCGGCGGGTAACGCAAGTTCGGTTGACGTCTATATGTACACCATCGTGAAGACGGGCAGTGCGGCATTCACTGTCTTTGCCTCGCAGACCAAGTTTGCATAAGGACTGATATGCCATTAGTACAAACAAGGGGTGCGGCATCTGCCCAAGGTTTTGGTGAGTTTGCACAGGCGACTGCTGTCAACTACATTGAGGAAGTGTTTAGCACATTTTTGTATACGGGTAATGGTTCTACACAGACCATTACTAATAACATTGACCTGTCTACCGAGGGTGGGTTAGTTTGGACAAAACTTAGAACGGATGCTTTTAACCATGTTCTTATTGACACAGCAAGGGGTGGGACAGGCACTTGTGTATTAAATTCTAATACTACAGGCGCAGCATCTGCTGGAAATCAAACTAATCTTATTACCCCATTTAATAGCAATGGGTATACGATTGCAACAGATTGGGCTGAGTTAAATTCAGGAACGGCTGGAAGAAATTACGCCTCATGGACATTCCGCAAGCAGCCAAAGTTCTTTGATGTTGTGACGTATACGGGGACGGGTTCTAACACAACAATTGCTCACAGCCTTGGCTCTGTACCCGGTAGCATCATTGTCAAGCGCACAGACACCACAGCAGCTTGGGCGGTTTACCACCGCAGCCTTGCCAATACCGAATACCTTGTTTTAAACAGCACAGCCGCCAAAGCTACAGGCGCAACATGGTGGAATAGCACAACCCCCACATCCGCAGTCTTCAGCGTAGGCACTGACGCAAGCGTTAACGCATCAGGCGCAACCTACGTAGCCTATTTATTTGCCCATGACGCAGGAGGCTTTGGCTTATCGGGTACGGACAATGTGATTAGCTGTGGGTCGTTTACTACTGATGGAAGTGGCAATGTTACTGTCAGTCTTGGTTATGAGCCTCAATGGATAGTAATTAAGAAGTCTACTGATGCTGGAGATTGGGATATTTTAGATACTATGCGTGGGTGGGTAGTTGGAGGGGTAGATTCCAACTTAAAACCCAATACTGCCGCAGCAGAATCTGCGGGTTTTGACAGGCTTAACCCAACCGCTACTGGATTTGTAAGTGCCGCTGGCGCATTAAGTGCTTCTCAAACTTACATCTACATAGCCATACGCCGTGGCCCGATGAAAGTGCCTACGCTGGGGACGAGTGTGTTTAGTCCTGTAGCTAGGACAGGAACTGGAGCAACGGCAACGGTAACCTCAGGTTTCCCCGTATCTTCAGCATGGATTAGCGCTAGACCAAATACAGTTAGTCAAGGTTTTCAAGTCTATGACAGACTACGTGGCGCAAATGTAAGATTAAGCCCTCCATACACACAACAAGAATATTCCACACCAACAAATGAATTAACGGGTTTTGATTCAAATACTTCTGTTACTTTGGGAGCGTCAACGCCTGACAGACTTACAAACTACAGTGGCGAGACTTATATTAATTATTTTTTCCAACGCGCCCCCGGCTTCTTTGATCAGGTTTGCTATACGGGGACGGGAGTAGCAAGAGACATTACGCATAACCTTGGTGCTGTGCCTGAGTTAATGTTTGTTAAATGGAGAGCTGGTGCGCCAGCTAATTGGCAATGGGGTTGCTACGATGCCCCATCAGGCCCTACTAAATATATGCGTTTGAATTCATCTGACGGAAATACCACATCAAGTGTACTATGGAATGATACCGCCCCAACGGCATCAGTGTTTACTGTTGGCACAGGAGTAAATACTAACGAAAATAATACAACCTATGTCGCCTACCTCTTCGCAACTTGCCCGGGAGTCTCCAAAGTAGGCAGTTACACAGGCAACGGCACAACCCAGACCATCAACTGCGGCTTCACAGGTGGGGCGAGGTTCGTTTTAGTTAAAGCTACAAGCACCACAGGGAATTGGATTGTGGCAGACAGCGCACGAGGGATTGTGGCTGGTACTGACCCCGCTTTATACTTAAACAGTACAGCGGCTGAAGTAACAGGATTAGATTGGATTGATGCAGATAATTCAGGTTTTGTTATAAACGAAACAGCAACTATTGCGGCTAATACCAATGGTGTTTCCTACATTTTTCTTGCGGTGGCCTAGACATGAACAGCGGAATCTATCAGATTAAAAACCTTTCAACTGGTATGTCCTACATAGGGCGTACTGTTGATTGGTCTGCTAGAAAGCGTAGGCATTTGTCTGACTTGCGGTCTGGGTTACATAAAAACCCTCGTTTACAGCACTCATGGTCATCAAGGACTGAGCAAGACTTTGAATTTAAACTTGTGTGGCCTGAAGCTATTGAGCGACTTGAAGAACTTGAATCTTTTGTGCTTGAAGAATGTTTTGACACAGGTCGCTTGTACAACGCACACAAGAATTCTATAGGTGGTTTTCTTGGTCAAAAGCACTCTGAAGAAAC